GTGTTTAATAGTTTCCATTAAAATTTAAATCCTTCAAACGACTTTTTAGGTTTCTTGTCTTCGTTATCATTATACTCGTCTTCGTTACCAGAGTCAAGTATATCTTTTTGTGCTGACTGTTCGCAATCATACAGTCTCATCTTAGCACGGTCAATACCCAGAATAAACCGCTTATAAATCGTTGGATCATTATAACGGTTCTTCAGTTGTTTCACCATAATCTGTCCCAACTGTTCAAGTTCTTCAGTGCTAATAAGGGCAAACATAAGATCAGCAGTAGCAGGGAGACCAAAGGACTCACTAGTATCAGTAAGTTCAACATCACTACTACCAAAACCTGAACGAGTGGTCTGAGTAGCGGAGACAATCGGGACATTAAACTCAACGGCGAGTCCTCTAAGTTCCTCAGCAATTGCTTTAATATACGAATATGAATTGACAGAAAGGTTTGACTTATACCTACTGGAAGCACATATATTAAGGTAATCAATGAAAATAATATCAGGTCTAAATGACTTCTTAAGTGCAAGTTCATTGAGAAGTGCCTTAAAGTGCCCGCTGTGTGCGGAGGCAGTTGGATACTCTTTAATTATCAGAGTTCCTTGTGTTTTCTTTGCGAGTCCTGTAACTTTGTTTTCAAACATTTGGCGTGGGAGATCAACCAGTTGCTGAATCGGGACATTGAGAAGGTTTGCATCAATTCTTTCTGCAATTCGCTCTTCCGCCATTTCAAGAGTGATATAGAGAACGGACCTGCCCTGCAGTAAGACGGAACTAGCCAAGTGACACATGAACAGCGATTTCCCAACGCCCGTTCCAGCGAGAGCAATATTGAGAGTCTTGTTAGGGAGACCACCCTTCGTGATTTTGTTGAAATATTCCAGGTCAAATTCGATCTTATCTTCTTGACGGTGATAAAATTCATATCGCTCCTCGTAGTTTCCCAGATAGTCGTGACCGATATTATTATCAAAACTTACGGCAAGAGCATCTGAAAGGATGGTTGGAATCGCATCACGATTCTTCTTATCATCATTACCATCTGCAATATGAATTGATTCCATCAGTGCCAAATAAATGGCACGGTCTCTACACCATTTTTCGGTCGTATCCAACAACCACTGTTTATCAGCAGGAGCATCGTTCAGAGAGTTGTTGATTTCTCTGATTTCTTTGATTTCAGTTTCGTTTAAATCAGTTCGATTTTCTACTTCAATATTCAGTGCTTCGACTGTAATTGCTGAACCGTACTTAACAATAAATTGAACGATCTCTTCAAAAATGACCTTTTCCGACTTCTGCTCAAAATAACTTGGTTGAATAAAAGGTATGACCTTGCGGGAGTAATCTTCATTGAATACTAAGTTCCTTAAAATAGTTGTCTCAATTCTTTCCATTATTTGTAATGCAGGTATGTACTCAATATGTACTTTGAACCACTTATAGGTGGATTACCTTTATGAGGGTACATCCACAGAGGAGGAAAGATAACTAGTTTTCCTTTAGAGGGTTTAATCTCAAGGTCTTTAAAAACAGTTTCTCCACCCTCTTCAACATCATTCAAATACCAGAAAAAAGATAAGAATCTTCTAGCAGTTGAATAATCAAGCACGTCAACATGTGTATCAAATCTCTCAGAACCACCAACATTATACCTCTTTATTCTAAATTCTTCAAATGCATGTGAAATAGGAAAAACTTTATTACAAACATAATCGTAATACTTATCCCTATACTCAAAAACATTCTGTATAAGAGTGTTGTGAATATCTTCTTTTTCAGACCGATTCGAAGTTAGATTAAACTGAGTAAATGTTGGTGCTCCTTGATTATCAAAGTATTCATGTTTATCTGAATTAGATTCAAAGAAAGAAATTAATTCATCACAAATATCTGACGATATAGCGTTCTCATAAACATGAATTAAATCTTTTAGTTCATCCATAAGAGAACTGTTCTTTTGCTGCAGCATCAAGTGCTTGCATCACATCTTCAGTGAAATACTGGTCAGGATTCTTCAAAATTTCCTTACCATAAATTTTCTTACCATTAATCTCATAACGCCCAGCAACGTTTTTCCACATCCCTGCCTCTTCACCAAGTTCCAGAAGACCATAATAACGATCAAGACCCCGCTCATCGTAATAAAGACGGACTTCAACTTCTTGATTCTCTTTACTCAAACGCGATTTAGCAGTCTTAGCTTTGATAATATTGCCGACCACTTCTGTTCCATCTTTCTCTTTTTTCTTGCTGAGATAGATGATCGTACTTGCTGCGTACTTGAGTCCAGAACCTCCTCCCATTTCTTTAGTTGGAACGTAAGCTCCGATGACATCGTATGTATGATTTGTGACCAAGAGTGGAACATTTGCCTGTCCTAATTTAAGAGTTAACATTCGGAAAGCACCTTTTACAAGTTGCGATTTAGTCATATCACGAACTTGTTTATCATTCAGTGCATCAGTAATTTCTTTCTCAGTAGAAAGCATACCCAAAGAATCTAGTACAAACATACAAGGTTTGCGTTCACCTTCAGGTTTTTTCAAGTAAAGGTCAACTGCCTTAAGTGCCTTGCTACGAAACTCTTCTATTGTGACAACATTAACCACGACAATGCGTGATGTGTCAATACCTCTTGACTCCAAGAGTGATTTGGTAATAGCGGCTTCAGTATCAAAGTAGAGACAATAACCATCGGAGTTATTATCAAGAAAATTCTTAACCACAGCGAGAGAAAAGAAAGTCTTTCCAGTAGAAGACTCTCCAGCAATAGCAGTAATCTTATTCCCAGATACACCACCAAATATGCTACCTGAAACCAGTGCGTTAAAAATGTACGAACCCGTGTCAACATAAGTTTCAGTTTCATCAATATCGGAAGCAAGTTTGGTGTACTCACCACCAACTTCTTTTACAATTTCCTTAAGAAAATCCATCACTTATCTCCAATAAAAACATAATCTGGATGTTGAGATTTAAACATCTCTACTGCCTCTTCAGTTTTAAAAAACTTAAAGAGTGTTGTGTTTGGGAACTCTTTAATATAATAATTAAGTTTAATCATCACGCTACCATCCCGTATTGTTCACGAAGTATTTTTTTATAAGGCAAACCTTGCTCTTTAAGTTCTTTGACTAGTTTTAGTTTATGATAAAGGGCTGCATCTCCACCAAAACCAAGTGCTTTTACAATTGTATTCAGTTCTTCATCGTTAATAGGCAAATCCATTAGGCAAAAAATAGTTCAAGGTTTACGGTTTTTTCCACATTCCATCCAATAGAATCAAGAATGGATTTCAGTGGTTCTACAAAACTCTTCTCAAATTGTAGGTCATAGTCAACATATTTGTCAAGACCAAGTTCTTTGGGAAAGTCCTGAATAAAAGAGATAATATTCTCCTGAATAATATTTGGTTTCTTCAGATATACAAACTTAATCTTTTCACCATTAGCAATCAGAGAATACTTATTGGTAAGTTTTTTCTCCTTAATATAATGATTGAAAAGAAGTGCTCCACGAATATGAATGGGAGTCTTTTGAGCATAAATTGTTGAAGAAGAATAATATTTGCGAACATCAGAAGCAGTTCTAGGGAAAGCAATCTGTTCTGGTGGAAGACTCTTAAACTCTTCACGACACTTATCAATAAAATTGATTACATCTTCTTCTGTGCCGTTCATCATCAGTTTGAGACCATCTTTAATCATCTTGCGACAAGGTGCTGGTGTAGAAGACTTAACTGCCTCAATACCCATCATCTTCAGTTTGGGTTCTTCATAACGAACACCTTCACTATCCCAGACGTTCAGAATATATCGTTTCTTCGCAGTCCAGATTCCACGCTCAGCAATGTTCTCACGCTTCATCTGCATCTTCTGGTCATAAGCGTTTACATACTCAGCCAGTTCTTTGTAGCAACCTTCAATATACTTTTCAAATTCCACTTGACAGACCTTATCAAGGAACGAAACAACGCCTTCAGTAGTTTTCTCTCTTCCCTTGTATACACTTTCAACCAAAGGACCCATATTAAGATAAATGGAATCGGTATCAGAAGCAATAACATAATCAACCTCTTGAGTCTTTAAAATTTTATTGAGATAAGCATTCATCTTGTTCTCAATCCAACGGATAGATACCTGACCCGACAAGGTGATTGCCTCTGCGTTTGCTAATTTGTAATAACGAAAATACTGATTGCCGATAGCACCATAAGCAGAGTTAAGTTGAATCTTCCTCGCCATTTGGATGTTGTTACACCGAGCAATCTCTTTTTCCAACTCCTTTGTCTTTTTCTTTTCATACTCTTGTTTCGCCGCAAGCATTTTCTTCTTGTAAATGGTGCGGTCTTTGTAGATTTTCTCCATCAGTTCAGGAAGAAACCCACGCACATCCTTACGGAACATCGCCCCGTTAGCACATACCGCATAGTCCTTATACAGTTCAAAGTTAGTCTGCTGATTCAGAATCTTATCAACAGTTACATTCGGGTGCCTCTCGTCCAAAAGAGTTTCTGGCGAA